CTACTGGCAGGCAACCGGTCAGTGTGCTGCGATGCGGGGCGGGTCTTGGGGCTATGGCGCGTACTGTGGGCTGTTCTGCCTGTACGTGTACGACGCCCCGTCCCACGCGTACCGCAGCATCGGCTTCCGCGGAGTCTGTTGATCTGGAAATCTGGCGATCTACATGGTACAACAGCACGAGCGTCTGAAAATCTGGCAGAAATCGTACGACCTGGCGAAGGATCTGATGCAGGTGACTGAATGACGGGGAAACAGATTATGAGAGTCCACACGGCCGTCGGGGCCGAGGAGATCGACGCCGACCGCCTCCTGGTACAGAACGACGAATACGTATTCCTCAACGGGAACGAGGAGATCCGGCGGGTCAAGATCGCAGATATCGTGATTGCGACTGACCCGGAGACCGGGGAGGAGATCGGCGGCATCGAGACGGTCTACAGCCGGAGTTAAGATCATGGCCAGACCAAGCGTGAAGGTGGCGTATGTCAACGGCGACCAGACGCTGATCGCGAACCTGGAGGTCTATAAGGACCGGATGACGGACGCGGTCGCGGACGGTATGCGGAAGTTCGGCGGCCGGGTGGAAGGCGAGTCCACCCGCCGGTGCCCCGTCGAGACCGGGGAACTCCGGTCCCGGGTCTTCAACGAGGGGCCGCTCCGGGACGGCGACACCTACGTGCAGGTGGTCGGCTACGAGAAGTTCGGCGCAACCTGGGAGAAGGGGAAGGCCTACGCTGTGCCGGTCCACGAACGCACGAACGTCCACCACCCGGTCGGCGAGGCGAAGTTCTTGGAGAACGCCGTAAATCACCTCTCCGGAGAATACGCGAAGTATCTCCAGAAACTCCTCGGGCAGGTGAAACCGTGAGCGTCGGCGACGACTTCGTGCAGTACCTGACCGAGCTCGGGATTGGCACACCTGGCATCAGCCTGTGGCTCGGCACAGCCCCCGACAGGGCGGCCGCGATCACCGTCGTCGAGACCGGCGGTCCGGCTCCGTATCACGACTACGGGCCGGGCGAGGTGATCGACCACCCCTCGGTGCAGATCCTCGTCCGCAACCCGGCCTACCTACTCGCCCGCGACAAGGCCGACCAGATCCGGGACGCATTCGACGGGCTCGCGAACTGGCCGATCAACGGCACCCGCTACCTCTCCGTCACGGCGATGAGTGATCCGGCCTACCTCGGGAAAGCCGCCACGAGCCAGGGGGAGACGCACGAGTTCAGCCTGAACTTCGCCACGATACGCGAGCGGGCGGCACCGGTCATCGGCCTGTGCGGCGCCTACTATGACCTATCGAGGTGGCACACTCCATGATTGGTAAAGGCTCCATCTTCTACGACGTGACCGCCGGCGTCACCATCGCCCCGGTCTCCGCGATCGGCCGGCTCGACCTCGAACGCACCGAGATCGAGACCACGACGCACGGACCGCGGGAACGCCGGACGCACCGGGTCGGCCTGAAACGGGACGCCCCGGTCACCGTCCGCCTGAACTACCGGGAGAACGACGAACCGGTGGTCCGGCTCCTCGACCGCTACGAATCGGGCGAGTCCGCGGAATATGCTCTGATCTTCCCGGACCACTCGGCATACGTGTTCGAGGCGTTTGTCTCCGCTCTCGGGCAGGAGACGCCCCGGGACGGACTGATCCATCGGTCGTTCCGGTTCTTACCGACCGGAGTGACCGAACCGCGCCTATCTGCGATCGCCTTCTGCGGCGACTACTACGATTACTCGCAGTGGTCCGCCCCCGGCGACGACTACCCGGCAGCACCGGCCGGGGCATGCCCGGTGCAGTTTGACATCAGCAAGTGGTACACATGACGACATATTTGGGGAAGACCACGAAGATTGAGGTTGGTTCATCGCCGACAGAGATCACCGGCGTCGACAGTATTGGTGACATCAGCGTCACCGCGGATGAGATCGAAGACACCGTGTATGGATCTGAGAAATGGAAAACGTTTGTTCAGGGTCTGAAAGACGCTGGAACGTTCGATCTGACAGTGAACTACGATTCCGGCAACACGCAGCACAAAGGTCTTGTGACCTCGTTCAAAGCCGGCACGTCGGACCCATACAAGATCACGTTCCCTGACAGTTCATACCTGACGTTCACGGCGTTCGTGTCTGGCGTAAGTATGGCGACACCGAAGGACGAGAAGGTCCAGAGGACGTTTACCCTGAGAATCGACGGCAAGTCCGCACCGGCGTTCAGTGAGGCATGAACATGACAACTATTGGCAAGACTACAACTATTGCAGACCCGAGCGGCAACATCGCCGCCGTTGACGCCATCGGTGACATCAGTATCACCGCAGATGAGATCGAGGACACCGTATACGGGACCGGAGGATGGAAAACGTTTGTTCAGGGTCTGAAAGACGCTGGAACGTTCGATCTGACAGTGAACTACAGCAAAGACAACAGCAGCAACGTCCGGTTGACCCAGGCGTATGGGAGCGGAACGTCGAAACAGTATGTCATCACGTTCCCGGATACGTCGACGTTCACGTTCACGGCGTTTGTGTCCGGCATAGGTATCGCCGTGCCGAAAGACGAGAAAGTGCAGCGGACGTTCACCCTGCGGATCGACGGCAAGACGGCCCCGGCCTTCAGTGAGGCCGCGTAATGATCCCGGACGTTACCCGAGAGATCGGGGGAGTGATCTACTCCCTCCGGTTCTCCGCCGGGACCTCGATTGCGATCGAGCGAGAGTTCGAGACGAAGATCACCGATCTCCCGCAGATGCTCGGCGACGACCCGAACGTCACCATGACAGCGAGGCTCGTCAAACTCTGCATGCGGAAAGACGGCAAGATGTT